TCTTCATTAGTTTTATCACCAAGTACTGTTAACATCGCTGACAAATCTTTTATCCCAGCTTCAGCCCTAGCAAGAGCTTTATCTATATAGCCTACTGCATCGGGAAACTGTGTTTTAAGATAATCACCAAGTGCAGAGAATGTTTCTTTTAATTCTTCAGCTACTATCGTTCCGCTTTCTATGATAGGTTTTTTAACACCTTCATTAAATCCATATGTTATTTGCTCCCATAATTTTTTCATACCCTCTGTTTTACCAAACTCTTCTTTTACAGCATCTACGAAATTCTCACCAATTGTTTTATCATCACCAAGTTTTATTTTTTTAAGAGTACTTTTTATTATAGCTGGTAATTGAAGAAGGGTCTGTATAAAGCGTACTATATTATCAACAATAGTCTTTATAGCTTCTACTGTAGTGTCTAAAGCGTCCCTAAATGGTTTCATAAATGTGTCGTCTATACTACCCTTCATTACTTCTAGGGTTCTCTTAAACAACATAGCTATAACAACAAGACTACCAAATATCACTAATATCGCACCAGTCGTAAGAAGAACTGGTGCTAGGGTAGCAATTAAAAATTTAAAACCAAACTGAGCAGCAATAAAGAACCCAGCCATTATAAGAGTTATACCCATAATAGCCAAACCAAGTGTGGTAAACGCACCAGCGATAAGAAGTACCCTTTTTTGAACAACACTCAAGTCATCTATTTTTTGAATCATATTAGTGAATAAACCTAATATGTTAGCTAATTCTGGTGCAAGTATGGCCCCAAGAGTAATACCAAGCGCCTGAACGTTATTTGTAAATATTTTCCACTTAGCTGCTAGTGTGCCCATCTGTATTCCATACATCTCAAAAGCTTTTTGACCGTTCTTGATACGCTGTGTAAGTTCTTCTAACTGTCCGGATTCTCTCATTAATATCATAAAAGCAACAACAGCTCTTTGCCTAACTAAGTCTGTAGAATCAGCTAGGTCCAGATTCGTCTTTTTGAGTAGTTGCATTACCTCTGTTATGCTTCTGCCCTTTATATCTAAATCTTTAAATGCAATTCCTGTTTGTCTGGTTGCTTCAGCAAGTTCCTGCTGTCTAGCAGTAGGACTCTTTATAGCCTTAGATAGCCTTACTAAGATATTTCTATACATACGACCGGCTCTACCACCAACAATACCCATATTAGCGAGTAGACCTAAAACTGCTACTGTTTCTTCTATGTCTTTACCAAGACTAGCAGCTGCCGCACCTGCGTAAGACAATCCTTTTTGCAGGTCTTGTATATTAGTAAGTGTAAATGCTGATGCTCCAGCTAATGCATTTATAACTCTGCCAGCACTATCTGCACTAAATCCAAACTGATTCAAGGTTCTTGTAACAGATTCTACAGTCTTTTCTAATGTAACACCCTGTCTCCAGAAGGCACCAGCAAGGATTATAGATGATTCCATAACCTTGTTATAGCCTTCCATGCCCTGTCTGGCTATAATACCAGTTCTAGCAAGAGCAACACCAGCTTTAGTAATCTCAGTAGCTGAAAATACAGTATCTTTAGACATTTGCCTCATGCTTTCGCCAAGACCATCAATATCATCAACTGTAAGCCCAGCTAGTCCCCTTATATCAGCTAAATTAGCCTCAAAAGTAGCAAATGCCTTTACACTAGCTATACCAATGCCTGTAAGAGCGGCTGCTAAACCCACCAGAACATAACCCATTCTACTCACCATCATACCGGCATAGTAAGTCTGTCTACCGGTTGTGCGCATAGTCTTACCAAGTTTTTCTGTTCTCATGCCCACAAGTCTTAAAGCGTCGGCATGCTGTTTTTGAAAGTTAACCGTATTAACAAGACCGGGCAAACCAGTTCTAAGAGCTTTATCATAGTCTTTTTGAAAAGCAGTAAGTTGCTGCATTTGTTTTGGGCTAAATCCAAGCTTTCCCATAAAACTAGTAGCTGCAGCACCAGTAATTGGCCCCTTACCCGACATTCCAGATGCCCTCGTAAGACCCTGTAAAGTCTTCGTCATTTTGGTTAACTGGGCATTCGCCTGCGCTAATCCCTTCGCTTGCGCGGCTATGATAAGGTCAACTTTAGGCATTTTTATCTCCTACGGATACTTCGCATCCTTGATTTATTCTTTTCTGCTTCTGCTTTTTCTGATTTTTGTATCTCATGAAGTAGAATTAGGAATGATTGTATATCTTTGTATGGTTGTGCATAGACTTCTTCTATGGTCCAATGAAATTCCCTACAAAGAGAAAAGATATCTAATATTCTGGGCGGGTTTTTTAATGAAGCATTACTAAATGATGCTCGTACCGCCCTTTTTAGTTTTTTACTTCAGCATCTTTTAAAGAGTTGTATTCTGAAATAGCTTCTGTAATTTTAACAGCTATCTCTCCCCTTATTCTACCAATATTCTCTTCGTCTATAGGAACAATCTTACCATCGCTATCTTTAACATCCCACTTTACGATAGACTTAATTAATAGTTCTACACTACCGCCACCTTCATCACCAGCATTAAACTTTTTAGATGCTTCAAGTTGGTCTTTTAAGGATAACTTTTTAATGGTAAGGGTTGTATCTTCTATTACAACATCCTTGGTATAATCTTCTGCAAAAATAGACATCTACGTGCCTCCTGTTTCGTTGAGGGAGCGGGTATTAGCCGCTCCCTCGGGTTAATATTAAACAGAACTTGATGCATTCTGTATTTTAATTCTTACTTCATACCTCTTCCAATCTTCAGTTGGAGAGTCTGTAGCAAGTGCTGTAAACGGCATATCGTGATAAATCAAATCTGGTCCATCAACAGTAGGTGTCGTTCCAGTAAAGACTACGCGAGGGCAGTCTATATTTACCTTATAAGTATCTGAACCTGTACTGATTGTATCATCTGATGTAAAGTGCAACGCTAAGGCTGCAGTAGTGCCATTTACATACTTGTTATACATTGTGAAGTCATCAAACTCCATATTTAACGAGCCGGTAACGTCTCTAAATCCACTACGAGGTATAGCCGCTCTATATTTACTACCAAGTTCACCCTTATCTTCTGCTAAATTATTAGCAACGGTCAGGGTAAATCCTGATACTTCTTGAGCAGTACCATCTACATAGAGAGTACCTTCGTCAAATGTGATAGGATTTAAGGTAGAAATTGAATCTGCAGTTGTTTTATTAGCAGATGTAACCTCTCTCTCACCTATCATGCTGAAAGTAGCTGATAATGGTTCTCCGACAGCACAATTTAGAGTCATGGTATTAACTTTCATACCACTATATCTAAATACACCTGCGTCTCTTGATACTTCTAGCCTTAGACCCTCTGGAAGAGTTCCTGAAGGATAAATATCATGAACGTAAGTTGCTGATGGTGAACCACTTGGTCCAGCTGTTTCAGACCTACCGAGTGCATGTTCCATGAGAATACTAAATTCTTGAGTTGGCTGTATTTCAGCGTTTAAATCTCCACCTACTCTACTAGCACCTTCTCTCCAAACAGAACGTCGTGATTCTCCTCTGATTGCATCGGTAGTAACAATATTTTTTTCTAGCACAATAGATTCTGAAGTAAACGGTATGAAATGATTAATGGTAGGTGTACCACTAGCCCAAACCGTCTCTTCTGCAAATCCAAATTGCGCGTTACTTCCAATTGCGGGCGACATGTTAATTATCTCCTTTTGTTTTTAATTGATAAAATAGCTTCATAATATCTTTTGAAGCTATTATTAAATACTTATCAGTATTATACTCTCTAACGAGTCTTATTTTTTCTTGGTCTTTCTCGCTAAAAAATCCTTTTGTATCTATATACATCTCCCAACTTGGTACATAAAAATCAGGAGAATATGTTTTGTTAATACCATTACAAATATATTTCCATCGGGGGAATTGTCCTTGCATATACCATTTGATATTAATACTATCTAAAAAAGTAGCAAATTCTAATTCGTATGTGCCATGTAATTTAATCGCCCCGTGTTGTTTGCTATTATAAATATGCCATTTTATTCCACCTGATAAATAAGGGGAACTTTTTCCAAACATACCATTTCTTGTTCCAACAAGTAACCCCTTCATTGCATTACTTAATTTCCTTTTCGATGCTTTACTAAACTTTTTACCTTTTCTATGACTGCCAAATAAACGGTAGTATGTTTTAAGACCATTTGATATTTTCTTTTTACTAATATCTGATAGTTTATGCCAGTATATCCTTTTCTTAGCATTCCTGCTAACACTTAAGCCTAGGCGTCTACCTTTTACTTGTATTGCGCGATTACTGCGATTTATTAAGGAAGGAATATTTGCACCAACAGAAGCATATTGCTCCTTTAAAATACTCAGTTCTTTATCAGTCCACGGTAACATATATCTCCTTTTTGCTACGTAGCACGGACAAACCTTGTCCTGACTTGATATTCCATCTGACAGGCCATTATTGGTATGTTATCGTATTCTGCAGGTCCAAATCTACGATTTGTAACCTGGCTATAGATAGCTTGAGAGCCGACTGTATAGCCAGCTTGCAAGGCATCATCTATTCTCTGTGTAATATTTTGTACACTTTGTAATCCTGTAATATAATCTGGGGAGTTATCATATGCTGTTACAATAACTCTTGATATCATTTCTTTTCTTGCTGGCATAGCTACATCAACTTCAGCAACACTATCCAGCTCTACTGAAAGGCAAGGAAAATTTACAAAAGCAGTTTGTTGTGGGCCCCCATAATACATATCAGCAGAAGCTAAGGTTCCTGATAGATGAGGACTCGTTTTTAATGTATCAACAATACCGCTTACTAAACTAACATAATTTGTAGTCATATTTATACTCCAATGTCCAGCATAACCCTACCAACTCTTATACCATGCGAAGAAAAAGTATCTTTAATATAATCATTGGTTATTTTGATAGCTTTACGCTCTTCTGATTGCTGCGTGTGTCCAGTACGCCATCTGAAAAAAGGTCTACCTGGAATCTGTGCACCATTATTAACAGTTAAATAGTCACCGCGAGGTCTATTGTGTATATCGTACATCGTTTTCGCATGTGATGTGACAGCAATAATCTCTAGTGTTGCCTTACCCTTAAAAACATTTCCTATAAAGTAGTTATAATTTGCTTTAATATCACTTAATGGAGTTCCATCTTTACGCTTATATGTCCCGCTTTCAGGCGTGTGTAATAACTTGTGAATACCCCATCTTCTTTCTGTTTCTCTAGCGTGACCAACCCATCTCGGTCCACTCTTATCCATAGCTTCCTGCGCAGACTCCAACAACATCACTCCAATGCTCCTTAACCAATCATCAACCTTATTAGCTACGGCACTGTTAGCTCGCATAAGTCTGGGTAAATCACTTTTTACTAATCTTACATCAATCATTTTTGTATGGGTCTACTGTCCATGAACGTGGGTCACCCTCACTAAATATTGGATAAAAATCTTCTGTTGATGAAAGTATACCACGACCAGATTTTCTAGATATTTTATTTCCGCTAGAATCTAATAATAAAATTATACCTTTCTGAATATCTTTTAACAAATCATATGCATAATTTTTAAATGAACTCATCCAAGCATCATTATCTGTTGTTCTTGATTGAACATATAGCATTTGCAATACATAATACGATGCTAAGTGAGTAGAAATACTTCTAACAATTGGTGGTGTTGAAGAAAACGGTACATTATATAATTGATATAATCTAGCATCTATATAATCATCAGCTCTCGCTATGAAGTAATCTACATCAGTATCACTGGTTACGGCATCAGTAACTTTTTTTAATAGTTTTCTAACGTCGTCATCTGCTGAACAGTACGAATATGTTCTTGCCATTTTTTACACCTTGCGTTCTTTACCTTTATGAAGACATGTATGCCAAACGGAAAACGTTGCATAACATCTATCAGGATGTGTCCATACATTCTTAAATGGACACACCCCGTTTTTATTACACATTCTTATTTTCTTTTTCTTTTCTCGGCCCTTCTTGCCGCCCTTACTTTCCTCGATATCTTTGCTTTTGGCATTTTCGTCTCCTATTTCTGTTGTTGGCGCCACAATAAATTGGTTATTTGTGACTACCATATTTTCTACATTATCTCTAATGTGTTCTGGTATCTTCATTGACGTATGCTCCATGTATATACTCCACCGTGTCCCCATGCAAAATCCCATGGTTGACAACCTAATTTTCTAAGTGCTTCTGCTATACCATGTTTCTTTTGCCAATCTGCGTATATCATCATCATGCCCCCGCCACCGGCACCAGTAACCTTAAGTCCTTCAGCACCATGTTCAAGCGCAACATTTTCCATTGCCTCTATGACATCATTAGTAACTTTTCCAGATAATTTCTTCTTATAATCCCACTCTAACGATAATAGCTGCCCAAAATTACTTAAATCCTCTGTTAGTAAAGCTTCTTTTGCTGCTATAGCCATTCCCTTAATATGTTTTATGTACTCTACATTCCGTGTAGTCTTTTTTTCTTGGTCTTCAATCAAATCAGATGATATGTGCGTTAACCCAGTATACACCAACAACATATTATGCTGTAATTCTCTACGTACCCATTCTCTAATACGTAATGGATTGACTATAACAGAACCATCAGTATGAAACTCCATAAAATTAAAACCGCCAAATACCGCGGCATATTGGTCTTGAGAACCACCAGCCATAGCTAAATCTCTACGTTCTATTTCCCATGCCAAACGTGCCATATTGTAGTCGTTAAGATGTAAATCAAGCCATTCTCTAAATAGACCCAATATAGCTACCACTACGGTAGATGATGTACCAAGTCCAGCACCAGGAGGTGCATCAGACGATACTACAATGTCAAATCCGGATATTGCTTCAGGATGAAATCCATGTATCCTGTTAATAACAGCTTTTATTAAATCCAGATTACCATCATAAGGCATTTTCTTATCTGCCCTACCATTTACTATGATGTTATAATCATGTGAAGTTATGCTTATTTTTCCATCCGTACGTGGTATAAGCGAAGCATATACATATTTATTTATTGTAGCATTTAATACAAAGCCGCCATGTTCTCTTACAAAGCTATCTAGGTCACTTGACCCACCAGCAATACCTAATCTTAATGGCGCAACTGAGCGTATTTTGTGATTTATCATCACTTCTCCCTAAAGAGCCTACTCTTTTTAGCAAATTTTAACCCTTCGTGCGTGCCTATATCAAGATACTTTTTTTCAGAAAAGTAGTCATTGGTTTCTATACACTTTAATCTTTCGTCAAGATTAAATTCAGCAGGTCTATCTAAATATTTAAAAATCTTATTAGAAAAAATATATATACCAGCCGGTCTTATTTTCCCATCTAACTTTGATTTGGCAGTAACTATAGTAGCTATACCCTTATGTGCTTTGCCGATTTTAGTTAAGTCTTCATCTATAAATGTATCCCCATTTATAACTGCAAATTTTCTATTAGTCTTAAAGAATGGTTCTGCTATTCGTAATGCGCCACCTGTACCCAGAGGCGCTATTTCATCTATAAACTCCACAACTATATTATTTTCTTTACACCAGTTCCTTATTGCATTTCTCTGGTACCCTATAGAAAGTACAACATCATGATTCTTTAACCATTTTAACAGGTAATATAACAATGGCTTACCATGTATAGGCACCATTGATTTTGGCATATACTTCGTTAATGGTAATAATCTTGTTCCCGTTCCACCACAAAGCAATAATACTCTCATTTCATCACCCCGCCATTAAATATCTTCCCCATAGACCAATTGCAATACCCAATATAATTACTGCTATGACTAACCTCTCAAGCGTATTTACTCTGCTCTTAAGGGTTTTAACATCACTAAGATTGCGTAATATATCACCAAGACTCTCTTTTAGTTCATCAAATTTTTTATAATAGTCTTTAGCTCTTTCTTGAGACGCAATATCATGTGCACGCCACCTTTCATCAAATTGAGTTTTTAATATTGAAAAATCCTCTTTTAATTTGTTGTATAATTGTAGAATTTCACCATTCATAACATCCTCTTCTTATAGTAATAGTAGTGGTAACGTTAAGGCTATTATAGAGCCTCTTCCAGTCTCTTCGACTACATCATTTTTAAATAATTCACACCAAATCCCCATAAAAATAGCCATTATTATAGCCCTAAATACAATCATATACCAATGAATACACATAACATATGGTATATATGCAAGACCTATCATAAGTCCATGCATATAAAAGTTGTCGTGTTTAAATATCCTATCCCAATATGTGGTAAGTGCTCCGAAACACAAAAGAAAGCTTACAGCATGTATCCATAAAGGGGCAAATATATAGAATGACATAATAGTCATAGCAATCAGTGGACAACCAAGGTCCCTTGTTTTGGTATTCTTTAATATATCATACCAGCTACCATTTTTAGCAGAACCACCTAATCTATATAGTGTGGCACTTGTAATTGTTGCTAATAATATTGCAGTTATCATTATCATAGTTTTCTCCTGTAACAGTAAACTTCGTATTTCTCGCTAAACTTACTATATAACTCGTGCGATATTATTTTGTTAATAGCTTTAACATCTAATTCAAAACCACTTTCTCGAAACTCTTTTCTCCACATCATTGGGGTATAGCAATCTTTTTTAATATACATAATTATTAATTCCCCAACAGGAACTATTTTTTTAATTTCAGATGGTTGTCTTAAATATATACCCTCTAAAATATACGACGTAACTATACCGCAATTAGAAATAATGGTATTCAAAAGGCTCATCTGTTCTCCCATTAAATTCCCTTAAATGAAAATGGAAATGGTCTGGAATTGTTCTCATGTTAAAATCAAACGTGTGTGTTTTCATATTGAATAGCTTTCGTGCTTTATTTAACATGTGTTCCAATTCATTTTTAATTGGTTTTCTGTGCGCTTTTAATACTACCATTGGACTATGACACGTTTTACATTCACATATCCAACATATATCATCTTCGTAATACCAAGTAGTTAATTTCTCCCTATCACATAACTGACATTTCCTCATGCAAAGTAGTCTCCAGTATGCCTATCTTTCAACTCACCCAATTTGGATTTATTCCAGTTATGAACATTAGAATAGTAACCAACGATTCGTGTCATCTGTACCACATCTTGAGCACCAATATGCTTGATTAGTTCTTTTGAGAGCGGTCCTTTAGTAGTATCAACCTCTACAATCCTTTCATTCTTTAACTTTATAAGAATTTTTTTTTCTTCTTGTTTCCATAACCATCCCTTATCGACACATGCACCAATAAAGTCTTCTTTTGTCATTTTTTACATATTCCCATACTTTTATTGTGGTCAAAATAGATTACATCTACTTGACTAAAAACCCTCTTCAAAAGTATCTTATATTCTTTCATACTATATTCACGCATGTGCCACTTAGCCGGTCCTTCGTGCTCTTTCTTGATTGGAGTAGTACCGACAAATATGCCATCATCTTTCATCACACGCTTTATCTCTTGTAATAGCAACATGTCATCCTCTACATGCTCTATTACTTCATGACACACAACTACGTCGTATTTTTTGTCTTCTTTTTGAATAAGCGGAAAAAACTCAACAAACCACTCCACGTTACCTTTATCGTAATACCTTTTCGCAAAATCGATTGCATCTTCTGTTTTATCAATCCCATGTACTCCCCACGCTTTCTTTGCTAGTATTGCGGAACCATAACCGCTACCACAACCGAGGTCTAGCACTAATTTATTCTCTGAAAATAGATTAGCAAAGTCATATCTCTTAACGTGCATATTATCGTGGTCTTCTGTATTTAATGGTACTCCACGCTCACCGCGCCATTTATGCTCTGCCGCAACGCGCTGTTCTTTGGTTATTCTAATCATTTAGCATCCCCCATTTCATTGATAAGCCTTATTATATTATCAGCTGCTCCAAAACTATCGTATAGATAATCAGTAATAGTTTCATCTTGCTCAAACTCATTTAATATTTCAGTATATGAATAGCAGATTTTAATCTTCTTTGTAAGCTCCCTAAAATGCTTCTCTCTTACAAATAGATTCATATTTGTATCAAAACAAATAACTTTCTTATCCATTAATAATGCGTGTAAGGCAATGGTTGAAGCACCGGTTATTACAATCTCACATTCTCTTAAGCACTCTACAATGTCCTGTTTTTCATTTGAGACACCTGGATGACGTTTAACACTAACAATAACATTTCTGTCTTTTAAGAAATTAGTTATCTTCGAAATAAGTATTTCACTATTCATTTCAGATTTTCCATAAGCAGGCAGTGCTATTAGCACTCTTCGCTTATGTGTTTCGAATCTTGGACAACCGGTAATAACTATCTTTTCTTTTGTCCATCCAGCCTTAATAAAATCTTCTTTCATATTCTTGCCCCAGACTGCTACCCTATCTACATAATTTCCCTTTATGTATTTCCAATTATTTAACCCCTCTACCACAAATAAAGATTTACTTCCGAAATGGCTTATTATATTTTTGTTTATATCCTCATGGGCAGCAGCAGTAACTATTAAATCTGGCTTTTCAAATTTAGTTATGTCATCAAACTTCGTAAATAGGATTCTCTCTTCCATCTTCGGGTAGATAAATTTAAACAATCTCTCAGCCAACTCAGTAGTAATTAAAAACATGCATTTCATTTATCTGTCACCTTATAGCAATAAACTTTCCAGCAATATGACTTAACCAGATATGTACTATTAAACTTTTCAATCAGATTATCTTGTTTTACGAAAAACTCTCCAAATTTACTATTCCACCAAGGCCTATCTTTTAACGTAACTGCAGATATGTCATTTTCATGCCCATCACTACTTATCGTTGCAAATAAATATCCGCCAGGTTTTAAAACTCGCCTGATGTTAGATAATAATCTATCAACATCTCCTATATGTTCAAGTGTTTCAAAAGAGACCACAGCATCTACAGAGTTGTCATCAAAAAGCATTTCCTTGCTAATGTCTCCACGCTTATGGTAGTCTTTAGCGTACGAGTTCTCTTTACACCATTTTGATATATCCTGCCCCCACGCAAGAACTCCACGCTTTCTTAACCAATAAACTAAGTTATTTCTAGCACACCCCAGGTCAATTACTACTTTATTGTCCAACTTTAATATATCAAAGAGCATATTAGCTTGGTGAGTAAAAACATCATTACCGAGACGAAAACTACTTTTTAAATATCCTGATTTTCTATTGCTATTGCTGCCTTCAAAGTAATCCCTATCAAAATATTCACTGCCCATAAAATATGCTCCTTATTTTATACAGATATAACCTTCAAACATGAAATATTTATAAAATTTTTCTATATTACTAAACCCAGCGTTTTTTAGCATTTTAAGATTTACATCACTTCTATTCGGTCTAAGAATGCTCCTTAAGTCTTTTTCTTTATCCAAGATTTCTTTTTCTGTAAACTCGGACTTCTTAAAATCATAGTATGTAAATGTGAATATATCTTGCGTAATAGCGCTATCTGCATAAGTTTTCTCAGCTACTATAAACGCTCCACCAACGCATAGCTTATTATATACTTCGTTTATTATGTCCTGCCGTATGCCCCTGTCTAAAAATTGCAACGTAAATATTGAAAATACTAAACACGATGACTCTAAAGTTATTCCCTTGTTCAGGTCATGCAACAAAAATGTTATATCCTTAGAATGCTCCTCTGGAAGTATGTTAGCACTATTATCTATACCAATCTTTTTTATATTAGGATATAATTTAGATAACTCAAATAGTAGGGTGGCGGTAGAGCAACCTAAATCATACACACTGTATTTATTCACTATAAAATACTTAGACAATCTTACTAAACTATTAAGGAGAATATCATAATTTGGTATAGATTTACTTATGTGCTCATTGAAATTATCAATAGTATTGAAATCAAATTTCATTGCTATACAGTCTCTAATCTTCTGTTTACTCTTCTACCAGCTTGATGTTGTAAGATTACCGGGTCGTCTACTTTTATATGAGGTATATCCCCGCCTGGAAGTGTTGTTATGTAATGATATTCAATCGGTAACCTAAAAACACTTATGCCATTATACCTGTCTATTGCTACTTGTAAGTGCTCCTGTTCCCATACCTCAGTAGCGTTTACCAATATTCTAGCTCTCCAATCGTGCACGATATCCAGTGTCTTTTTTTTAGCTCTAAACATACACGTTGCACTATTAAGTTGCTGTTTACCATGGTATCTTGTTGTGTTATACCACTTATCCATATCTGTATATCCTACAGCCAAATCATATTCTCCAGGTATATTCTCAAACAGTTTGGGGTATTGCACAAATTCACCATCTACATCAACCCACACTACATCTGTGGTGGGATAGTTTATCAACATTTTTTCAATAAACAAGGACTTCAAACCAGTATTTAGCTGCCATGCGCCCAAGCTTTCAATTTCCTCTACATGATATGGTAAATCATATTTTTTTAAACTTGGGAACAGTTTATCCAAGAACACACCCTCATAGTATTCGCCACTAGTGTAAAACGAACAAACCACAAATTTTTTATCTTGTCTTATGTTTTCGTATATTTTCATTTTCTGAACGCCATTACGCAAACTTCAGCTCTTTGTGGATTTCTTTGTCGTTGTATGAAATAGTTACCAACATCAATATTAAATTCTCTACCAACTCCGATTAGTTCTTCTTCGGACCATGCGGAAAGATGGTTTTCAAAATGGTTGTTGTCGCATATAACCTTTTTATCTGTCCAATCGCCTATCGGTATACTCAACAGACAGCACTTGTTAGCCCTTTTTATGCTGTTGCGTAGTAATTCCATGCCTTTATCTTTTTCAAGGTGCTCTACTACATCCCCAAGTATTATTAAATCATAATTTCCAAGAGTTTTTATAACATCACCGGCATTTCCAATGTACACATTATCATAAAAAAGCTCAATCCACGGAAGTCTCTTTGCATACCCTTCCCACACCTCAATACCATCTATCCTAACTTCCCAATTCTCTGGATACACCCTATTGCCCGGATGTGCTTCCAATATTTCTCTGCAAAAATATCCCCACTTACCATAACCAAAGCCTATATCTAGCACCGACTTAGGTGATGTTGCGCTTATAGCTTGGACCATAGGTGTTAATGCAAAATATGATGATGTTGGCATTATTTTTTCCTACCTATAATTTCTATTTCTAAAGGATAACTCTCTGGCTTTTCATAACCAACATACTCGAAGTTACTTTCTTTAAAAATTCTATAAAAAGATGCTATGCTAAATCCAGCTACATGTGTATTTTCTGGATAATCTTGCCCACCGTATAAATAGTTTATTACGGTACCAGATTCATAATCATACCTCTTGCAAAGTACCGCTAAGTCTGGTATCTTTAATGTCAATAAACAGCCCGGTTTTAAAATCCTATTCCATTCAGTGAGAACCCTAATAGTATTAACGTAATCCTTGCCCATCGGTATATGTTCTATAACAGACTCTGCATGTATCTCGTCTACCTCATTATCCTTCCATGGCAACTTCTTAGATAAATCGCAAACAACGTTAACTGTTTTCGTTTGTCGAATATCTACGTTTACGTATCCATCACTGTTCCAATTCGATGTACCAGCTCCAAATAATAACTTTAATTTTCCAGAATCAACATTGCGTATTTTATCAATTAGCGTCATTTTATAGCCCACCAATCGCTTGAACCACCATCTGTCTTTGTTCCTAATACCAGTTTGTTGCCCTTTTTATCCATTTCAATTTCAATATTTTTGCATTTTATAAATTTATCAACAGCATTTACAACCCCATAAGAATTTATATACGTAGGAGAATGTTTATCTAAACTCACCCAATCTTTTCTATAATCATGTCCACAGAGAACTCCGCCCACTTTAACCTTTTTATACCAAACAATACAATCTCGCAAAACATCTATAAATACATGGCTAGCATCTATGTAGACAAAATCTAAAGAGTTATCATCAAATGATAATGCTGCTTCTAGCGATGGCCGTAAATGCCATTTGACCCTATCATTAAACATTTGAAGTTTTATTCTAGCATCACCATGATTAGAAATGTTTTTTGCACTATAGTTATCTACTAAATGTAATGTTTTAAGCTCTTTCCAGTCGTGTAATATTTCACAAGCATGGACACCTTGGTCTACCCCAACTTCTACTCCAACTATATCCTTTCTATCATTGCTAGCTTCTTTTGCTTTCCACATTGCTACTCTCATGCTATTGCCACAACTCCCATCTCCCATGCTTTATCAGCATCAAGTTCATGTTTATATTTATGTGCATCAACAATCTTCCATTCTTTAAACCCAGCCGCCCTTAAACATGCGCCCATTATCCTTTTATCAAATCCAGCCTTGTGATAGTTTTCGTTATATTCGCCACCGCCATACACATAACCGATTAAATCAATAGCAGACATATTTCCAGCAATATACTGCTTAAATACCCCCTCAAGATTAGGTACCCGTAGTTTTAGCGTACCTCCAGGCTTGAGAACTCTACGCCAGTCTTTTAGAACTTTAATAGAGTTAGTCATCCTAAAGGCAGGTGGAACGCCTATAATATTGTGGTTAATGTGTTCTAGGACACTCTCAGCAAGTATCTCACTTAGAGAGTTGTCTTCGAACGGCAGTGGCGAACCGACATCTAGCACTAAGTCTATATGTGACCACTTCCTAACATCTATATTAATAAAACCAAGGTCATGCAAATCAATATGACCAACACCAAATGCTGCCTTACCGTTGTATTTCTTTATCAAAGAACTCAATGATTCTTTTTGCGTCTGATTCCCAGTTCCAATATTCTCTTGCCCACTGTGCTCCATGCTTACCCTTCTCCCTTGCTTCATTTTGATGTTCTAATATATATTTTAATAAATATGCTAAATGTTCTTTATCTGGTTCAGCTTGCTTACCAGGAAGATATTCACAATCTATTTCTTTGTATTTTAACGGGTATCCCGTTCTATTGTTAAGATATTCTTTTGGGCCTCCGAAATCAGTGATGAGTAACGGCATCCCTGTCGCCATAGCTTCCAAACCTGGTAACATAAAACTATCACCATGGGTAGGACACACAAAGCAATCGCAATCAGTGTATAAATCAGCGATTTGAGTACGACTGTACTCATCGTGTATGAATCTAACATTATTGCACCTCGATTTTTCTGGTAACTTACCCCATCCCGTTGACTTAACAATTAATTCACAATCATCTCTATCACCTAGAGTATCTTCAAACACGTATCGTAATTCATTTGTTCCTTTACGCCCTTGTGCAACACCAACAAATAAAAATCTGAACTTGTCACTTTTCTTTCTTTCAACATATTTAAATAAATTCGTATCAACACCCTGCCCACCTACGTGTATTGGTATAGTAACACCAGCATCCCTAAAAGCCTTTTCTGTAAACTTAGATATACATATAGATGCATCAGCTACTTGATTAATATCATTTGCCGCACTCTCTGGTATAAGACTAGAATCCCAACAATTTAACGTTACTTTAAATATGTCTCCATGTATTTTTTTAAGAAAGAACATCTGGGTTGGTAAACCCTGATTTATAACAACATCAAACTTATACACCCTATTAATATGGTCTACCAAAAACTGTGGACATGAACCATAATGCGCCTTAGTCCATATTGCAAGATTCTGTTGGTTTCTTATAAATCCAGTTGCGTTACCTATAGTAGAAATGCCCCAGCTTTGCGTATCACCTACATCACCACACAATAGTATATTATAATTCCCCATTTAACAGCGCCCATATCCTTTTTTGAGTATTTTCTAAGTTATAAAATCTTGATGCCTCGATTGACTGATTGACTACCTTACTATAAAAATATTTATCCTTCATAAGGCGCGCAGCTATCTCAACCGCACCGCTAACATAATAATCCTTAACAGACGTTTCAGGAAAACACATTCGATTTGGAAAATTAGCTATTGTGCCAACCATGGGAATCCCAAGAGCCGCACAATCCTGCGCCAATCTTCCAACAACCTTGAACGTATACAAATGTATTGCCATATAAGCATTTGATAAATACTCAATAGCATCTTTGTACGGTAATTCATCTACAAGCTCAAAGTCTTTTGCACCAACATCGTCTATTATTTTACGTAATGCGTCTTTCTTATTTGGTGTAATATAATACATCCATCCCTTAATCTCGGGAAAAAGTTTTTTCAAGCGTTTATAGACCTCTAAATTTGTGAGTAAATCCCTATTAAAACTTCCCGGATTATTAATACAGACACATATTCCGTTATGCTTCGTTCTGTCTTCTTTAATATGCGGATAATGTAACTGTTCTGGATACATAGACCAACCAGTATACGCACACTTACTATGGTTATCAAGAGCAATTCTAAAGGTATCTACTTCATCAATATTTGTGCACATTATATAATCATATAACCGTAATGATTTCACGAATTTATGAAGAACATCTATTGACCAATATGCAAGTTGATGTGTTTGTATATCTGTTACACCTATAACCGTGCCATTGAAATTAGGTTTAATGCGTGCTAATAAATCAAAATATTCTGGATATACCGGGTAAATAAAGTAATCATACTGCCTCAATATCTGGCTTAACTGTGCATCAGGTATATCTTTTAAGTCATGATAATAATAAAAGTCTGCGCCATCTTTCTTGAACGTTAAAGGAACGCCAGTTATTCCATTTACCACCTCTGTCTGCTTTATGCCAAACTCACACTTATATGGTGATAAAAAAGCAATGTTCTTATCTTTAAACTTGTCATAGAAAAATTCTACAAAATTACTTTGCTGTTCATGATATTCCATTATTTTTCCCCCATTAATTTTGTCAATGATGTCCAATATTGCTTTGCTACATTCATCCAAGAAAAACTTTTCCTTACTATCTCACGTTCTTTTTCTGTAACCACCCTGTAATCTCCTTTAAATATTTTGATAATATCAATTACTGTTTCTTTCTGCGTACCCTCTTTGACATATTCTACCAAATCACCATACCAATAACGGAATAACGGTGTATCAAAACATATTGGTCTAGAACCACATAGCAATCCTTCTGCTACCGTCTTTTCAAATCCTTCTATACGTCTCATGCCTGACGTATAAGAACATGAGTTGTACATGTACCTTAACTGCTCTACAGATAAAAACTTTTTACATACATGATAAGATTTATTCTTTATCATTAAATTTGGACCAGTGTGGAATAGTTTCTTGTTTACATCGTCAGCAGCGGCTATAGATTCATATATACCCTCTGATTGCGGCACTACACCAGTATTTAGTATTATAAATTCATGTCGGTTGTTTGCTACATTAAAGAAATTTCTGTGATTTGTCCCCCATGGACCCCTAACAAAGTTTGTAAGTTCTGGTAACTCTTTCTGCAAGTCTAAATGCGAGTATACCATTATAGCTTTTTTAAAATATGGTAAATAATCCTGTATATTCTCCTCTGACCACTCCCCCCTACAATGAAAGTTAATAATAAAATTCTTGCAACTAATGTTTCTAAAATCAGCAAGTTTTGCTATGTCTATCACTTGTAAGTTGGCTTCAGTAGGTGAATCTATAAATTCAATATGTGGAGGAGCATATCTTATAATGTTTTTTCTATTATCATCATTCCACATATTTTTTGAGAAGTTTTTATAATACACTTTAAATTTCTCTGGAGATGACTCAATCGCTTTTATTGCATCTATTATTTTAATACCTGTATTTTCCCACCTATACTCAGGTACCTTATTCTCACCATTATTTTTAATATTATCTGTATATACTTTTTTCATAAACTGTATAAGTGAGTTAAAGTCTACATCAAACCATTTTGAGCTAGCTAAGTATACTGGAGATTTATCTGCTGACACTATTTTACCGGGTAGACCGATAAAGCGTTTCGATTGAGACGCAAAATCCAAATAACCGCCATAATTAGGAGCTATTACCATCATACCACTTGCCAATGAGTTCAGAATTGGCTGACAGAATCCCTCTGCATGAGATGCTGTTACAAAACAATCACACGATTTATATAAACCAGATAAATCGGGAAAATCATCATGTATAACTTCAATCTCAGGTATATTATTTCTTCCACGTACCATACTTTCGCATAATTCAGAGGGGTCTGAATTAACATGTCCTGGTTGAGATTTTAATATTAAACACACATCATCGTCGCTAGTAAATGTAGCAAGATATGCTTGTATAAGTGTTGGTACATTCTTTCTTACATCACCTAAATTACCGAGCATTAAAAACTTATATTTTTTCTTAGTTTTTAACGGATAAGGTTTAGCGTTACTATCTACTGTAATGCCATTTGGTATAACGGTTATTTTATCAGCATAAGCACCATTGCTTACAAATAAGTTCTTAACGAAATTAGAGTTACACCAGAATGCGTCTACGTCCCTATTAATCATATCTATCCAGCTATCTTTAACTTCAGTAAGCTCCCACGGCGAATATGCTATCTTGACACGTGCCATAGATTCCTTTACCCTTTTTACGCATTCGTCTGGCATATGATTAATTATTTCAACGTCGTTATATTTTTCTTTATCAATGAGCTGTTGTAATTCTTCATCTATTACATATCCTACTGGTTTATCTATTCTAGGAGTAATAGATACACTATGTTTTAATCGATTTAATCCTTTTGCAAAACCAGCTGTTACTATACTAAAACCTGTATTTTCATATATAGCACCCTGTATATTAATCTCCTGTTTGTCTCTAACAAACTTTGGGTGTGGTGTATGCACAGGTAATGAATAACTCCTTTTTTTCAAAAGAGTGTCTATGGCTGATTCCCACATATTAAATATATTTGACCAATCAAGGGATAGGGCATACTCCCTCCCTTTTCTAGAAATATTTTCTCTAAGTTCTGTAGAACGATATAAAATCTCCAAACCCCGAGCTAAATCACTGGTATCTACGAGAGCCCTTTCTACATTATATTGTCCAGTGATGTATGTAGCAACTTTAGCCAACAGGCCCCTACCATCTGCAAAGTGTTCTGGAAACGTAGTATAATTAGTTCCTATACACGGTATACCACATGACATTGCCTCAACTGTAGTTAATCCCCAACCCTCACCCTGTGCAGACGACATCTTGATATCACAACAATTATATAACCCAACAAGTTCTTGTAATGGCACACCTTTTTCTACAGTTATATTTTGATTAATGAGTATACTTTGTTTTATATCATAACGATTTGTTATACCATTTGGTCCTAAGAGAAATTTATTTTGCTGCATTGAGTGAGTATCATTTATATCCATATGAAGATATAAATCACAATTATCAATCTTATGCATTTTTTTAAACTTCGCAAATGCTTCTATTGCTCTTGGTATCTGCTTTCTATCTTGATATCTGTCAAAGACCCCTACTACAAATTTCCCTTCAGTAGATGGAAGATACTTTTTACGCAATGCGCTCTTATCAGGGTATGGTCTAAATGTTTGAGTATTAATACCACGTGGTATCTTTTTTATATATACCCTGGGATTAATGTCGTGACATACTTTCAGCCCATAATCACTCATTACTACTGGTAAATCAGCTTTTTTAATTAAATCTATCCATTCAACTGGTACCGGTTCACCATCTATCGGAAACTCGTGTATAAATTTAAACTCTTTTCTATTCGGCGAGAAGTAGATAAAGTCACACATCCATATATCGCCTATTGCTAATACTATATTTGGTTTAAACTCTTCTAAAACTTGTTCAAATGGAGAGTTTTCATAATTACCAGTTGGATTTTCATAATTCCCATTCCATCCAAGTGGATGACCATATGGATTTTTTGCATCGCTAGTTGTATATTGTTTCCAAGGAAATTTCCATTTTATTCTACGTTGTTTAGCTGAATTCCAAAACCATCCGAACTGTGCAACTTCATACTTTCCACTAAGGTTTAATCTATAACATATCTCTCTTGCTGCAACACCCATACCTGTATCTATTGCTGCTGAATCGCTTACTAAGAGTATCTTTGGCTTATTCATATTCCCCATTCCCCTATATTGTGAGCCATGAGAGGGATAGCAGGGGAACTACCCCTCTCCGCACGGGCACTATGCGTAGGCTCTGATTTTAATTCGACGGTCCTGGTGATAAATATCCTGCAATGGTTACTGTTATTCCACCAGCTACATTGGTTATAACATCTAAATCTTGGCCTGAAGTTACTACTAATGGACACGATTTATCAAATCCTACTGAGAGTATATCTTTTGCAGCAAAATGCACTTCTTCCATTATTGTATTAACAGCTGAAGCATCATCTTGTAGCTTGGCACTTAATGCTCCACTAGCACTAATCACAAGTGTGGTTATATTCATTTGATTGCCTACTACTGCTTCTTTTACCTGTGTAGCTGAAGTTGCATCAAAAGATTGCATAGTTGCTTGAAAATACTCATTACTAATACCGCTAGAAGCAAGACTGTTATCTACTCTTAATCTTCCATCTTGCGTTACAAGTGCTGGATAACGATTTCCATCGCCACCTCTAATTATACTTGTACTCATATTGTTCTCCTTATTGCGTGAGCAACCTTCGCGCCGCTGCCCCTATCCGCGAGGAGGTTTACTTCTTTTCTTCTTTTTTAGCAGGCTCAACCGTTGCTGGTTTAGGCGCTACTTGTTTTTGCCTATTGGCTATTTCTTGATTCAAAACTTGTAAATTGTTACGTGCTATTTCTATTTTTACGCCCTCATCGTACGCCATAGCCTTTAAGTTATTTACTGATAAATCCTTTAACGTAACTGATTCTTTTTTTACTGCTGCATCTTTTTTTACTTCGTCTGCCATTTTTCCCCCACGGTTTTTGGTTAAGCTACTATTCCATTATCTTCTGCTATTTGTGCTTCTTGGTTAGCCTTCATCTGTAAACCCCGTTTGATATCCCTTACTATGTTTCTGCGTATCTTTTCTCTTACCCATTGGGCGTTGGTATATTTTGCTATCTGTGGTGCTACCTTTTCATCAGGATTAGGGTCTGGTTTTACCCATTCAGGGTCTGGTATTGTCTCATTATTAGGATATATTTTCAAGAACCCCTCTAACGCTACTGCTACTTTTGCATCTGGTATTGTAAACGTTAACACTTGGTCTGCCATTTTTTCTCCTTTAGTTTTTATTTATCTTCTTCTCCCCCTACCAATCTTCCTTGTAGTTGAACATCCGCCCCTACCTCTATTTGCCCTGCGCCCTCTACCGCTACCATTTCTTTTTGGAATTCCTCTTGCCATCACTTCTTCCTCCTTTTAAGTTCTTTTGCAATATCACTACTACATCTTTCTATATTAACGCAAGTCCAACCCTTTGGTATGAAAGCTGTCTTGAACTCACAGTTACTTCGGCTTTGTTCTAATATCTTTTTAATTGTTTCTTTCATTATGCTCCTGCTCCTGTTTTCCCTACTTTACCATAACGTTGCTTCTTAGCTTGCTACACCTAACTTATTTGAAGTGTAATTAAAACAAACTCCGTGCAGTTCTGCTGTGTCTGTTAAATCATCACTTCCATCAGCTCCTAATCTTTTTAATCTACAGTGAACACAAATATCAGTCGCATCTGGAACATCTATTCCTGTAATTTCTGCAACAATCAATCCATTTGCCTGTGCTATTGCATTGGAATTAACTGTTAAAGTCTCTTGTGCTGCAGCAGTTGTATCTTCTCCGGAAGCCATCCAAAGATATTCAAGTTGCCAAACAACTGTTTCATCTGTTGCTGTTGTATTTGTAGACCATCCAATTTTTAATGTTGGAGCTACGCTTCTATCCATATCTTGAGGCACTTCAGCAAGAAAAACAATAGTATCATCTGTTCCATCAGAAAAACTCCATGCTCCTGATATTCCATGGTCTATATAATCAGCTGGTTTGGTTCCCGGAGCCTTTAATACTTCAAAAGGAAGCCATAAAGATTTTTTAACTCTCGCTGTTCCGTGTAGGTTTATCTCTCCATCTGATTTTATTTCTGTGTAGTTTGTAGTTCCACCATCTCCCGCTTTAACTGTATTGTCAAAAGTATAAGCATCAAAATTAGTAAAGTGTATCTCATCATTAGCGGTTACATTCTCGGAGTTGAATATCCAATCTTCGCCGTCAAAGTAGGTTGAAACATCTTTCCCTGTGCCTAAAGATAAGGGCATATCATCTGCTTTAAGATGCAAACCACCATCTGCTTGCTGAAGCCTGAAAGTATCAGTAGCAATATCAAAATCAAGATATGCATTAACAGAATTGTCTGTGTCAGCAAAATACAACTGCGGAGCAGTATCATTCAAAATATATAATCTATCATATACACCGCCCAAACCAATTCCGAAGTTATCATTGAAATTCATCATAACCATACTAATCATTCCGCCAAGAAGCTTATACTCAAATTCCACATTGGCAGTTGGAACAGCAGAGTTTGGTATGATTTTAACTCCACCTGTAAATTCGTGAAGTCCTGATGAAAAATATTCTAAATTAGTCCCGCCGAATTGGAGATAACTATCAGTTGCACCTGCTGCACCGAGAGCAAGTTTTTGGTCATCATTGGGCATAACAACATCATAAGTATTTGCTCTATCAAATATCATTATAGTAGGAGAGCCTGTCACACTTGATGTTCCTGTCAATTTTAGTAATTCACTATCTCCTTCGTCAATTCCCATAGAATATTTTGTAGAAGTTTCAGACATCCAAGATAAAACAGCATCTCCAGAGGCGTGAAGATTATTTATTGCAAATCTAAAATCATCTGCTTGGTTACCTTCAAAAACAAATAACTCGCCATTATTCTCGCTTCTTCTATACATACTAATATCTCTTACACTTGCTCCATCTCCCCATTCAAACTCACCACTTGCTCTTAAAACAAATCTATCATATGTATCGGCATTTACACCTCCACCAAATAAAGAGTGAGATGAAGAATCACCATATAATCTAAAGAACTCTCTGCCTGGGTTTGCACCAGAACCCTCAAACTTCATAAATCCTGATATATAACCACCACCAGCATCAAACTCTGTGCCTGAGTGTTCAGTGGTTGCACCTGTTCTATCTGAGAGCTTTATTATGTTTCCTTTTTGGTTATCGGCATTATATGCAGGCGATAGGTCTAATAGTCCTGTTGTATCTGAACCGATTGTAACTGTGCCTGTTGTAGTAAGGTCACCGCCACAATACCAATTATTACCCGCATCATATATTCCCCACTTAGTTGTTCCTACTGTAAGGGCATCTATTTTAAGTGCCGTAGCGGTGTCTACGGTCATATTGCAAGTGCCTGACATTACACCTAAGTGTGCCCAGTTAAGGTCAGTAACTGTGCCTGTTGCACCTGCGTCAAATTCAACCCTGTTAAATTGAACATTTACATCAGAATAAGTTGCATCTGCTGCATCGTGGAAATTCACTCTATTTCTTAATGCTGCACCTTTTCCCGATAAGTTTTTATTTGAGCGAATATTTAATAAATTATTAAAAGAGCCATATTCTTGTGCCCTGTCTGCTGTTAAACCATATATGTATAATTGGTTTGCCATAGTATAGATGTCTGTGGCTGGATTTTGTGAGTTCCATATCAAATTATTAACCTGCTGTCTTAAATAAGTTGCTCCAAAACCCTTGCCATCATTATCTATTCCTTCGGCTGTGTCTAAGATATGAAATGAATCCTTAACTAATGCTGTATTACCACTATCATCTAAGTCTATTTGAAAATATGTTACTTCATCTCCAAAACCAAATTTAATTTTTCTTAGGGTTGCTCCTGAACTTTCTTTCTCGCCGATAAAAAGGCTTGTTGGGCCTGTGCCTGAGCCTACGTGGTCTGTCTTAATGTATGCACTTGCCCCATCTATATCCATTATAAATCTTCCACCATTTGAAATGTCTGAATCATTACGAATTTGAAAACCTGCTTTGTCTTCGGTTCCACTTGGCATAACAAAGAAGTTCATAACATTATTTCCACTCTCGGGTTGTATAAATAGTCTTGAATAAATGCTGGCAACATCACCATCTATAAATGGTCTTCCTGCCTCTGTGCCTAAATAAATACCACTACCGAAGTCGCCTGTGCCTGTGGCGACAAGATTACCACTGGTATCAAGAGTAAGTAAAGCATTTGCCCTTGCCCACGGGCTTGTGTGAGCAAAGTATAAAACATCATCTGTTTTATCAACCATCTCAGCCCATTTTGTTGTGCCATCAATTCTCAAAGCTATACCTGTATCTGCACCTGCCCCTGCGTTTGTATTGTCTATTACCCAGTAATAAGGAGTTGCTACATCTCCCTGTATTTGCATTCCATAATCTCCAAGACGGGATAATATGTTATCCCCGTCTGCTGTTCCGTCTCCCCACTCCATTTTCCCTGATGCTTGCATTCTTATTCTCATATAAGCATCGCCATCTACACCAGCTCCCATAAAGGTAAAGTTTGAAGATGGTGTCCACATAGTATAAACTTCATCGCCACGAAACTTTGAGAAACCGCTTGGTAATCCTCCTGCGGCATAACCTGTCCCACCAGTTTTGGTAGATAAGGTTAAGAAAGGTTGATAATCACTATCTGCTGTAGGGTCTGTTTGGGCAAGAGATAAATCAAGTAATCCAGTATTTGTTCCCGTTAAACTAATTGTGCCTGCGGCGGTTAAGTTATTAGAGCCTAAGTCTACTGTAGAGTGAGCACCTGTATAAGGGACGTAATTAGCCACGATATATGCCAAATCCTTTACACCAAGTATAGCATGTTCTTTTATATGTTCGCCTATAGCCATTAAGACCTCGTTATTGTAAGGGTATTTACTCCACTTACAAATGTTTCAAGCACGTTTGTTCCAAGAGCTGAAGATGAATAACTAATACCACTTACAGTGGTTCTCGCATCTGACTCATTGTATTGTATTGTTGTTACTAAATCATCTGCTGTAACTATTTGTGCATATATACCACTAGGAAACACCTCAGTAAGCGGGGCGGATTTTATTTTAATATCTTCTACTACTACATCACCCTCTACTGTTATCTCGGTATCTACTGGTAATTTTCCGCCAACTGGAGTTATACCACTAATGTTGATAGTTTGCATAACATCTTCTGGATTTGGTTCTCTAACCCATGTCTTTAAGGTATTATCCCAAACAAGGTTAGCTACTCTAGCTGTTCCTTCATTGCTCATCTGTAAACCATTCTCATCTTATAGGTTCCATTCGTAGCATCATATAACACGAATGTGTGATTTCCCCAAACAGGAAGCGGGCTAATTAACTCATTATATGTTCCCGTTATCTCTTCATCACGCTCAAACACCCTGAGATTATCAACGCTCTCTTGTATATAAAACTTATACGTAGCGCCATCGCTGGGCGGTATAATTATAATCTGCAATACTTCATTAGCCATACCATCTCTAAGTACTTGAGTTCCTGTGTTGCCAGCTACAATTATGTTATTGTAGAAATCTTTTTGAATATCATGAGTTACTGTGCTCATCTTCAACCTTTTCTTCTTCTAGTGAGCCACCTTCTTGCTTTATTGCCTCTTCTTGTTTTTCGTAATGTTCTTTAAGTTTTTTCTTCTGCTCTTCTATAGACTTTAACTGGTTAGCAAGTTGTAATTCGGCTTGTTTTAGTTGCCTTATTCTTACTATCTCAGAATCAAGTTTCTTTGATTTATCTGATAATTCCGCGATAGCTTCTCTTTCTGATTTAATCTTTTCTTCTAATGCTTTTACTCTATCCTCTATACTCATAGTACCCTCCTAAAATTTAGTTGCCATCGTATCTAAGTAGTATTTCTCTATTAGACCATCGTTCTTTTCCGCCTGTTTTATAAAATGCCCATGTGTTTTTCCTATATCAACATATTTCTTTTTGATAAAAGCAAGTACTGCTTCTGTACCCTTAATATGATGTAATTTCAAAATTATGTCCATCATCATAAACTGACCAAAAAAATAAGCGTTACTTAATATCTGTTCATATTTTTCATCTTTGGCCTGTTCACTATTAAGATAATCTTTTATTTCCCCTTCGCTCTTAAACTTTTTTTCCATGCTATCTCCCCGGTATTAAAGAGTTTATGTCTGTTCTGCTCTTAGTACTCCTATCATCTGGTACGTAGTTATGCTCTAAAATAAAACTCGTAACAGTTGGTGACGTATCGCCAGCACTATTACGAGTAAGTGTAAATTGTAATCTCAAGTCATCATATTTTATCTGATAACTTCCCCCAAAATCTCCTTCATGACCATAGTTTAATCTCCACTCTTGCCCGTCATCTTTAATTCTTTTCCATGTAGTACCACCGTCATTTGATGCCCTTATTTGTATTCTTCCGCTATTTACTGCTCCTATTAATTTTCTAAATAATACTTTTGTTATGTCGCGATTAATTTCTTGCCATTTACTACGAGATATATTAGCTAACTGCGGAGACACTATGGTACCACTAGTTTTACCGCTATCTAGACTTATTACACCACTAGACTCAGTACAGTTTGTTAGTGTATAACTATCCCAAGCTATATTCTCTGGCGTGACAACTGTTCGATTAAGCTCTGGGTATATCCTTTTGTCTGGTTGAGTTATTTTATAATCGCATCTCGGGCATACATAAGATATTTTGAGCTTTTTTAATTTACTTCCATCTCGTGGACATCTCATATTATTACTCTACTGTATTTATTGGGATTTGACCTTGACCCCAGCCACGGCCCCATCCATGACCTCGACGCCAGCCTCTACCACCCCCTCTACCATCCAAAGGCCTTCTACGTGGTCTTGCACCGGGGCAACTACCCCGTTGTCCACCTGTTCGTGGTCCTAATCCGTTTGGTCCAGTACCATCACCTCTAGGCATCTGATTACTCCTTTCTTAGTTTGGTAGGGTGGGTTTTATCCCACCCCACCATATATTAAAACTAACTTATATGTTAGTTATCATACATATCTGATAACCTCTGAAGACAACAGGTACGAAAGTCTTAAAGAGTTGAACTCTTATAGACCTAATACCTTCTTCAGCCCACCTACGTGCTGTAAGTGGTTCAGCTACATATGTAAGACCCAAGCTAGGGCCCCTTTTGCAAACTATAGCACTTGTGTCTGGCTGCATAGCGATTTCAGTAGCGCCACTAAGTACAGAAGCACTTGACTGATTAACGCTTGTATAAACAGCATCAGATACAAAAACATCTAGACCTGCAATATTGGGGATTGAACGACTTCTACCAGAAGCTACTGGAGCCTCGATATTAGTTGTCAAGCCTGAGTATTTGTAAATATCCTTAACATCAGCATGGTTCATCAAGTCTAATTCAACTTGAGGGCTGATTATAAGTGTATCTGGCTGTACATGCTGCGACGTAAGAATATTCTTTGCCGCATTACGTAAGTCAGATACTGGGGTAGAGCTTGCGCTTACCCAATTAGCAGAAGCTGCTACTGCTGTTGCAGAAGCACCAGCTACTATTGCATCGAGAATAACCTTCTCTTCACGAAGAGCTAGAGTATCAGCTAGGAATTCGACCTCATCTGTTATGAGTGCTCGTCCTGCAGACACTGCTATCTTTGAGTTCTTATTCATTAAGAACTTAATTGCTCTTTCACTAATCTTTCCACCAATCCTATATTCCTTCATGGTGAAACTTGATTCAGTGTAACTAGTGTTAAGGAGTGTATCTTCTCCGCCTTCACCGACTTCTGGAGCCATTTGCCCATAGGCAATGGAACCATAGCTCTTGTAATAACCACTAAACTCAGGGAATGACCTTTCAGGCAGAATGTCTGTCATGAAAAGTACACCTTGAGTCTTTTTGATGGCTATACCGGTGAGTTTTTTTGGATGTAAGTCATTCTGTATTTCATAACCTAACATTTTTTAAATCCTCCGATTATCCATCATTGTGGGAAATATTAACAAGAACTTTTCCAAAAGCTGAAGCACTAATTGTTTCAGTTGCTATACCTATAATGGTAGCTGCTCCAAGACCAGAAGCATACGATTTAATCGCACCGCTTCCAGCGGACACAACTTGGTCACCGATTGTTATACCGGCACCAGAATCTACAAGCCTAGCAATACCACCCTGATAAACAGTAGCGATATCATTTGCTTCCCAATCAGCGTCAACGTAACCGATAATTTTCTGACTATTTTCAGTTCCCTGCTTAACAGTCAGCATATCGAGTACATCAGTGTTTTGTTCTACTACTTCACCTTCGCCAATTGTACCTGAAGCTTTAGCTTGAAATTCCCAAGGACCTGCTACAGCAACAATATTGCCTCCATATGTTTCAGAAACTGCCATTGTTATCTCTCCTTGATGTTACTGTTGAGGAAATTCTATTTTGAATTTTTCTCGTAAAATATATCTCTAGCATCCTCTACAGGTATACCCTCTTTCTTGGCATACTTTTCGATTGCTGCTTCGATTTCATCTGTACTCATCGCTTCTAAATCAAGCTTTAAGTCCTCTTCTTTTTTTGATTCTTGAGAGCTATGCTCTTTCAAATCAACCTTTGGCTTTCCTTCCTTAAGGACAGCTATAAACTTAGCTCTGGCCTCTTCAGTAAGAGTAAGCATGAATTCCTTCATCTTTTCTTCCTGAGCAGGAGTGATTTTACCATCAGCTTTAAGCGCGGCTATTTCACCGTCAACCTTAAATTCTGCTATTTCACGTTCTTTAGCTTTCATGTCTTCTGACATTTTAGCTATCTTAGCATCCTTCTCTTTACCTTCAGCAGAAAGTTTCTCTTCTCTTTCTGAAGCTTCTCTAAGAAGTTCTTTTGCGTCTATTTTCTTTTCTTCTGACATGTTATTTGTCTCCGTATCTTCGTTATTGTTTGCAGAAGTACAGTGCTGATTGGAGGGAGCACTATTACTTTCAACTTGTGTATCTCTTACTTCACCATTTGAGGATTCTGTTGAAGTTCGAGAAGATGCGGGGAGTTCCTCATTATAGACTGGTCTATCTGTGTATGGTGTTCTGTATTCATAACTTATGCGCTTAACCATACCGTTATCATCTTTCGCATTCTTAGAATAACGGAGAAATACAGAAGTACCATACATACTAAAAGATATATCTTCTGGTTTCTTTATCTTTTTACCGTCTACAGATAAGGTTGTAGTATCTTGAGTACCTTTACTAGAAATAGAAATATCTATTCCGTCTGCCCAATTAATTGTATTAACAGTAGATTTGTTCTCCTCTTTCTCTCCACCATCATTATTAACGATGTTATCTGAAACAGGGGAACCATCTTCATTAAACTCTTTATGAGCAGCATCAGGTCTCTCAGCATGTGCATCAATTTCGATAATTTCTTTTTTGGGAGGTTTATTCGCTAACTCTTTTTCTTCTACTACGTAATCTTTCATTCCTACCTCCGCTACATCGCCGTGTATTGCAGCTTCTTTTACGTATGGAAACGCAACAGCACTAATCTCATGCAATTTGCCTGTTTCCTTGTTTATACTTACGGACCATTTTTTCATCAGTCCTTTTTTCCATCGGGCTACTGCGTTGTCATCTACTAACATTAAATCAGCAAGTAACAATTTACCCTTACGATACAGTTTTTTAACCCAACCAAGAGTTTCTTTCCAGCTATCTGAGTGGTCTGCCTGTAGAGGTACATCTTCATCTGGGTCAAACTGGCCTATCATTTTTTTATCAATATATTCTTCATCGTATTTTGTTTGACGATGCTTACCAGCCTTAAAAACTGGAATACCTTTTACAAGTAAACCATCTTCAGTTTCATCTGTATCAATATCTTTCCACTTTATACGTTTTAACTTAAATGTTTCAGTTATTACGTCGTCTGCATTCTTAACATTTTTAGCTTTAGAGTTTGCGATTCTAATAGCTTTAGCATCACAATTAGTACCACCACTAGCCTTACACTTAGCTAAAACAGAATTAGCTATTTTTGCCCACGCAGCAGACTGGCTGGAATTTAAACCTTTAATATGTTTTTTTGCATCACTAGATTCCCAAGGCATTATTTCATCTCCTTTGGTTTTTTAGGTTTTTTTAAACCTTTAATTTTTCTAGGTTTGGTAAACTTAGCCACGTGGTTCTTTCTTTGTTAGACCATCAGCTACCAATTTTGGAGTCTTTATTTGTTGAGAACCCTTTTTTGCGGATTCTTTTATCTCTCTAATCTCTGTCTGAGCTGGAGGTAGAGGACCTTTAACTTTTTGCTTTGAGTCAGCTACTGTTGATGGACCAGCTTCAGCTGCTTCACGATGCGGTAAGGTCATCATATCTCTCATAAACTGCTCGTCTGCACCTATAACTCCATTCTTAACCAATAGTGCAAATGTTCTAGCGAGATTAAATAACTCTTGTCTTGTAAGAGGCTCAAACTGAAATTCTGGATAACTTTTCTGCTCACCATAATTAAACTCTACTAACGGTTTGATTAAAAAACTTTCTATAATACCAGACATATCACTCTCTAAATTCTTTATCATCAATGTGAATATATCAAAATGTGTCTGACCTAATCCAAATGAGCCAGAACCTTTGCCAGATTCTATCATCAATGATGGTACTAGCATGCCCTTGATTATTTGGTCATTATGATACTGAATAGAATCCTTATAATCACCACCGGAACTTCTACCAATACCAGTTTCCAATGCCGCTATTTCCCACCCCTCGGTCTTTGCTATTGCACTTTTATTCTGTAAATTCTCTAATATGGAGGTCATCTTTTTTAGGTCATCTGTAGTTGGTACAGTGCCTATAACAAGTGGTTGACCCCATCTTTCTAATGCTATATTCCAAAATTTTATAAGAGTTTCTTTAATAAACCAGTTTTTATAAATAGCCTTTAATCGACTATTACCATAATAATTTCCAAACTCTTTATCTTCTGTATGTATAATAAGTTTTTCTAAAGGAAGCGACACAGTGTTTTCTACTATTTCATTATCATCATATCGCTGTAATACTTTTTCAAGATTGCCCTTATCGTCTACTTTAAATGTGATTGTATTTGGGTCTAAAGACTTTAGTCTTTTTATACCTATTTTTCCATTATATTTACCGGTTTCTATTACTTTCCATATAATTTCATTAACACTAAATCCATATAACAAAGATGTTACTATCTTGGCTATAGACCCCATAAGCCTGCTATCCATATGCTCAAAGTTGTATTTAATAAACTCTACGATATCCTGAGATGACTCTAATGATGTGACCTTCCACTTTCTAGATAATAAAGCCAACTTTATCAACGAGAAAGCTGCTTTAATCTGAGCATCTGTATGATACATATGTTTATATACTTCTACACCTATATTATCAGGATTGTATGCACCCTGTGCTAACTTATCAAAATTTGGTGATTGTCTACCAACATCAGTACTCAGCTCTTCTTTAGAGATTGGTTTTTTGGAAAACTTCTTGAAAATATTAAACTTTGCTTGTTCGATAAATTTCATTTTTTTACCTAAAATGCTATTATTTGAGGCTGCTCAAATTCTTTTTCGAATGCCTTTTCGTTAACCTCTTTAGAATCTATCGTGCCTACATAATTATATCCTATATCGATAGATGCTAAAGTTGCAGCACTTATACATAGTGCCAGTGACCATACATAATCATCATGCTTGCCTTGCACGTGTTTATATCTAGGCACTCCAGTTTCGGTAACGTGTCTCTCTAGACTCATTAACTGAGATATTAACTGCTCGTTATTTGGGATTCTTATTAATTGTTTCTCAAATGCAATTCTAAGGTTTGTAACTAAACCTTCTTTTTCTTGAGTACCAAACCGAACTCCTTCTACAATAGAACCAAACTTTCTTACCAAATCCTCTTCTAGCTTTACGCCTACACCAGTTGAGTCCATCTTAATGCGCTGTACCCTAAAAACCTTGAATAACCTAGTAATTTCTTTCATTTGACTAGGTAGCCCTGGATTAGGAGCCTCATATGGCATGTTCTTTAATTCTTTTAAGAATCTTACAACAATCTTCTGACCCGGTATAGACTCTGCTACAGTCAAAACGGTTGAGTCTACCTTCTTAGCAAAATCTATTCCTAAGAAGCATGAGCCCTTTATATTATCCCCACTTGCGTTTACTAGAGACATATCAATACATGGTTCAATTAAATCTCTAGGAAACATAGACATCTCATCAGCCATGAACTCGCAACAATACTCTTGCTTAAAATCGAGTTCGTACATAGTACGTCTCATCTTCTCAACTTCACGCTGATACTTCTTATCGGGACATTCTGTATAGTGCACCCTGTGATGACTGTACTCATCATCATCTGTCCATTTCTCATAGAAAATGTTAGCTCTTCCTCTAGGAGTAGATGATAATGTCATTTTACCACCCCTAGAGATAGATGGTTGTATTGCTTGAAATATATCTCTATCCTTTATAAAATGAGCAGATTCATCTATATAAACCCGACCAGCGTTAAAACCTCTTACTGTGTTTCCACACACAACTGCTTTACCATTCCTTCTTACTAAAATAAGACCAGTAGGAACTGATACACAGTATATCTTACCGTTAAAATCAACCTTCTTTATATGCTTTGTTCTATTAAACCATCCAAGTGTTCTTGGATTGCTATATTTATCGCGTTTTTCATTTATTTCAAAACCGGTTTGACCAAAATTATATCGTCTTTTACTAACATTAATACCAGAACCGCATTTAATTAAAATTTCCTGAATATCATCTGCTAATTGCTTAGATATTGTAAAAAAACGCCATTTACCATTTCTATAATTACCATCACCTAATCCATACCAATCCAAAAATAATCTTCTTTGTCTTTCAGGCGCATTTTTTATAACGTGAGGCACAAACTTTGTTTTACTATTTCCAAACTGCGATAAGTAAGAATATAAATCTTTATTCCAGATTGTAAATTTATATTTATTCTCACTAAAATTAATTCCAGTTTGTTTTAAAAATTCTCTTATTTTATCTTTCTTCCGACCGGGATACTGAGCTATATCCACTTGATAACTTACACCTTTTCTGTTGTAAACACATCCTTCTGCAATCCATATTCCCATAAACTTGCAATAATCATCACCAGATAAAACTATTTCTTCAGACCAATTAGATATATGTGGTATTTTAAACTCTTTTATTTCAGTGCCTTTATAATGTACTGCTTTATACATCCAATTTTCCACATTAGATAATTCTGATATATGCTCAATACGTTTTTTGTGTTCACGCCTATTAGTTTTATCAAAAGAACATGTAAGCATGCGGTGATTTGGTGTTACCATACAATCAAATGGCTTATTCTTTAGATGGTACATATCCCCTTCATATGGTAATCGTACTACTTGATTTGGAACTACATAAGAAAGTTCAAGTGAATCTTTATCTACCTGGGCAACAACATCATTATCTCTTAATACATCGAATCGTTTCCAACCTCTATCAGTAAGTATCTCTGTGTCACCTGAGTAGCAGTTTGGATTATTTGGAAGTGATATAATGCGAGAACCATTTGGAACTTCTATTTCTTCTTGAGTTGCCTTAGACATCTCTACTGCAAACTTAATTCCCCTAATTATCTTATAACAATAACCTAAAACTCTTTTTGCGCTATTCTCACCGGTAGATACTATTAGTATAGTGTGGTTAGGAATAGTAAGCATTTCAAACACGGCCTCAGCTGCTATGATAAAACTAAATCCCAGCTGTCTTGCCTTGTTTACTATACGATATGTAGATTCATCAAGCAAGAACTTCTTCTGATAATCGTATAACTTAATCGGTTCCCCTTCAAACCGACACAGATTCTCCAGGAAGTAAATCGCCGCTTGACCCCTGCTCGTTATCGTCTTTTTCGGCTGCGTCATCTTTTTTCTCTGCTTCTTTTAAGGCTTTATCAATTGTAAACTTTTGAAAGAACTTAGCAAGTATTGTACTAGCATCTTCTCCATTACTACTACCACCCTTAAGTCTCATTAGTTTTTCTATAGCAGATTGCTTTTGTTGGTCAAAGTACTGCCAATCTTTTGGAGTAAGTGATTTATCCTGCATTGCAATATTACAATACTTGATTGTAGTCCAAAGCTCCTCTGTTAGCTTATTCTTAAACTCTTCTCTGTCTTTATTTTTGGATTCATCAACTTTGGTGGCCCGTTTATAGTTATTGTAGTGTTTATATAAGGTTGGTCGGGATAGTAGAAACTCATCTCCTCTTTTCTTTAAAAAGTCCTCAACATGATAAGGATTTTTGCCATCCTCGAACATCTTGAGTATCTCATCTTTTAAGGGATGATTTTGAAAGTTATATTTACCCATTGTCATTACTCCCGAAATAACGAATCATAGGCATACTAAATATCTTACCTATACATACACATAATAGAACTACCGCAACGCTCTGTATAAAAGTCAGTGGGTATATAAGCTTAGATATAAAATAAAAAAGTACTGAATGTATTATCAGTACTGTTATAAAACCTAAGAACTCTCCTATTTTAGCCGAGCGCCTTGCTATACGCTTACTTCTATTGTAGTCATCTATGCGCTTTTTCTGATTGTCTAGTGCCCAATTAGGTACAAAATTTCCATGTGTAAGGTAAAACCATAATTCTTCGCTGCTCATTTTGCTAGGTTTTCTCAATTCTACCTCCGCTTCACACTTTTCCCCTATGCCATCTATCGGTGAGGACATCTGGATTCAAACCAGTTATTTTTATGTTTTCGCTGTATTTTTCAATACGTGCCGGGTCGACAGATATCTCTCTTTTATCGCTTCCCTGATTAACACCAGGTAATAACCGTGCAAGCTTCGGACATATCTCTGAGCAACTATCTCTTTTTCGACACTTTTCACAAGGATTTCTCATAATTTTAATTTGCGGCTACACTATACACTACTACTACGCCTCGTAGCGACTAGTGTCCGGTATATTATTACCTAATTTGCTGTAACACTCTTTAAGCCAACGGTTTACAGTATTTGTGCTCATATTGAGTAATTTAGCGATTTCTCTATACGTAAACCCAGCCATAGCAAGAACTAACGTCGCTCTTTTCTTAGACTTTAGCTCTGAAAATGGCTTATTTAGGTAAATTGGCTTCTTCATTGAGCCTCTTCCACTTAGAACCTAGGAATATCCAGGTGATAATCCTTCTCCATAAAGGTACCTCAAGCTCAGTCTTGACCTCTAACAGCTCTCCCCCAAATACGTCCCAATACCATATATAATCTTTGTTATCTACAAACTTAACCTGCGGGTCTTCATACTTATCCTTCATCTTAGACTCCTTTCAACATTAATTCGGTTGTCCGCTCTATAGGTGGCCTTCCAACGTTGCTCCTGCTGCAGCCGTTCCTTTTGGGCGGTCTCTTTGCTACTATAACCTTCCTTCCACATGTACCACACTTCAGTATATATCCAGCATATACTGTCCAATCATGCTTATGCTTCATTTGTGCCCTCCTTTTTCGCAGCTAGCTTTGCTAGCGCTGCACGTTGTTTCGCGAAGCGACGCGATTTTTCGGCTTTCGCTAATAAGCTCCAGCAGCTATAAAAAAGACCTTCTACTAGTACATCTAGTAAAAGGCCTTTTATTAGGTTAAGTGTATTATACCATATCCGGGCCCTTTCTGTCAAACTGACCTTGAAAAACAGGTCATTTCGTCTATGTAAAGGCCTAGCTCATAGCTTGTATAAGCTGTTCTGGGAAAATGGAATGCGGTATTTTGGGGATGGTGCCATAGATTTACATTACTGATATAATCGGTGAATTTTAAACTTATTTTTTTATTTTTGTCAAGGTTTATCTACTCAAAAGCCCGTTTATTTAAAATATGCTATATTACATAATAAGCAATTTATTTTTATTTTATCCTTGACAGATATATATATCAGGTGCTATAATATATACAATAATACAATTATGATGATAGTTTAAAATTGCTCTTTGATATATGCCTTGTATCCTCTAACCGATAGCCGATACAACCGCTATCAATAAAGGGGACACAATGATACATATGACAGATATTAAAAAGTTGGTAAACGAAGGCGTTCCAAAACGGTCTTCAAAACATATGGTTAATACTGACGGAGATAAACTCGTATTTACCTCATCAGATTATAAAGACGGTAGTGTAAGTTTGCCTCTTGCTCAAGTAAAAGCCGAAATCAAAACAATAGACCTTTGTAAACAGTTAGTAAAGGGAGTAGCGTTTAGACAAGGTATGACTAAGTGGAAATCAGCCCACTTCAACCTTGCCGAACGAACCTTTGCATTGTTGAAATCACTCTAACTAATAGGGTATAAGGCATATATTGAAGGCATTATATATAGTTTAGATGTAATATGAACGGGTATTGAAACCCGTTTTTTTATACCCGCTAACTAAAAGTCTTTATAAAGTGATAAATGTATGTATTTAAAAAGTATGTAAAATGAAAATTGAAATATGGGGAATAATAGATACA